AGCTTCAGCAGCAAATGTCAACTCAGTAGAAGGTACTAAAGACGAGCAAGACCTTTTCTTTCGCAAAGGACAACTTGCTGTAATGGCTAATATCCTTAATCTTGAGGCTCAGGTTGCGGCAGCGCAAGAACAAGCTCAAGACGAAGATGCAGCTGATGCTCAAGATTAGAGATTTTAAGTGTCCTGATGGGCACATCAAAGAATACTTTGTTAGTGACGATATCGAACTTATTAGGTGCGAGTGCGGTAAAGACGCTAAGAGAGTGATCTCTCCAATCAGGTCTGTACTAGACCCTATTAGTGGTGACTTTGCAGGAGCTACTATGAAGTGGGCTAGAGACCGCGAAAGGAAGATCAAACAAGAACAGAAGGCAAACTCGTAAGAACCCTTCTACAAAACCACTCTCCACAATGCTAAGGCACGGGGTTTAATAATGGCAGCAAAGCTAATAGATGAGCGTCCTGAAGAGGATAACGTAGATACAGCTGAACTTGACACACAGCAAGAACAGTTTGAACAAGAGCCTCAACAAGAGGTAACTCAACAAGCTGAAGATGATTTACCTGATAAGTACCGTGGTAAGTCAGCAGCTGAACTGGCTAGGATGCACCAAGAAGCTGAAAAGCTTTTAGGTCGTCAAAGCAGTGAGGTAGGTGAGTTAAGGAAAGTTGTTGACAGTTATATTCAGACACAACTCTCGCAACAACAACAAGCACCAGTACAGCCTGAAGATGAAGATGAATTTGACTTTTTTATTGAGCCTAAAAAAGCTATAAGTAAAGCCATTGAGAATCATCCTAAGATTAAAGAAGCTGAACAGTACACTCAACAGTACAAGAAAGCTACGGCTTTAAATCAGCTTCAGAGCAAACATCCAGATATGCAGCAGATCCTTCAGGACAATCGCTTTGCAGAGTGGATCAAAGGCTCTAAGATTAGGACTCAATTGTTTGTACAAGCTGACCAGCAGTATGACTATGAAGCGGCTGATGAACTATTCACTCTGTGGAAAGATCGTCAAACCACTGTCAAGCAGACTGCACAGGCAGAGAAGGCAGGAAGGCAAGCAGCAGTTAAGACTGCAAACACAGGCAATGCCCGTGGCAACCCTGACTCACAGTCACGTAAGATTTATCGTAGGGCAGACATTATTAAACTTATGAAAACTGACCCTGACCGCTACCAAAGCCTATCTGATGAGATTATGAAGGCTTATGCAGAAGGGAGGGTCAAATAGCTAACATTTAGGAGAATCTAATGGCTACTTCAACTTATCCAGCTACAGGCGGTTTTGTAGATAATACTTCAGCAGCAGTCTTTATTCCAGAGATTTGGAGTGATGAGGTTATCGCTGCTTATGAGAAAAACCTTGTACTTGCCAACCTTGTCAAGAAAATGTCAATGGCTGGTAAAAAAGGTGACACCATCCACATTCCTAAGCCCACTCGTGGTTCAGCGAATGCTAAGGTAGAAAACCAAGCAGTAACTGTTCAGAATGCAGTTGAGACTGAAGTAACGGTCACGATCAACAAGCACTTTGAATACTCACGTTTGATCGAAGACATTACTGAAGCACAGGCTCTTGCGTCTTTGCGTCAGTTCTACACTGGTGACGCTGGTTACGCTCTTGCTAAGCAAGTAGACGATGACCTGTTTGCACTTGGTAAGTCTTTTGGTGACGGTGACGGTTCTGATTGGACTCACAGCAACGTGTACTACAATGACGCTTCTACTGGTACTACTGCTTATGCAGTTGACACTGTAGCGGCTGCTGACGTATTCACTGATGCTTTCTTCCGTGACATGGTACAAAAGATGGACGATCAGGACGCTCCTATGGACGGACGTTTCTTGGCCATCCCTCCTGCGTTGCGTAACGCTATCATGGGCATTGATCGCTACGTGTCTTCAGACTTCGTAGATGGTCGTGGTGTTGTCAACGGTAAGATTGGTAACCTCTACGGCATTGACGTATACGTAACCAGCAACTGCCCCACCATTGAAACTGCTGCTGAGAACGCAGCTGGTGGCGCTATCCGTGGTGCTATCCTTGGTCACAAGGACACTATGGTAATGGCTGAGCAGCAGGGCGTTCGCTCTCAGACTCAGTACAAGCAGGAGTTTTTGGGTACTCTGTACACTGCTGACCGTCTCTATGGCGTTCAGGTACTACGTCCTGAGACTGGCTTCGTACTAGCTGTAAACGGC